CGGCTGGGTAGCTCAGTTGATGGAGCGAGCCGCGACGCACATCGACGCCCTAGAGAATCTGGTCAGTGAACTCAAAGCGAAAGAGAAGATAGCATCTTGAGATCCCGGTCCCTTACCCCTTTAGAATAAGGAGGACGTACCTTGTTACCATCGAAAGAAAATGCCTTGCAAGCGAATGGCGCTTTGCAGAGGATCACCGATGACCACGTGTCGCGGGACTTTACCTTTGTCCGTGACTTTCTGGAGGCCGCCGAGCGCAAGCTGCCCTATGAGAAGTCCTTCGCCAAGAAGGCGGCCAAGAAGGCGGCCAAGAAGGCGGTCAAGCAGGCTGCCGAGAAGGGCTTCGGTCTGAGCGAGAAAAAGTGATGAAAGGTTTCTTCCAACCTTCGCAGTTAATCTCTAAGCCCCCTGCCTCCTTGGTTCCGAAGTGTGGTGCGTGTGGGCTGTTTAAGACGTGCCATTCTCCCAAGATGGAACCGAGCGGCAGGGGGATTAAGAAGATCCTAGTGGTCGGGGAAGCGCCGGGTGCCACCGAAGATGAAGAGGGGTTGCAATTCGTCGGTGAAGCGGGAGAGACATTAGATAAATACTTCCGCAAATGCGGCATAGACATGCGCAAGGATTGCCTGATAACCAATGCCCTCATCTGTCGTCCGCCAGCGAACAAAACACCAACCGACAAGCAGATCGACTACTGCCGGCCCAACCTCCTAAAGACCATGAAGCAATATGATCCGAACATCATCATCTTGCTTGGAGGCGTTGCCACTGAGAGCTTCATAGGTTATTACTGGAAGCAGCATAGCGGGGGGATAGGCCGATGGGCTGGCTTTATCATACCTTCGTATCATCCTAACGCTTGGGTCTGCCCAACCTATCATCCGTCTTACCTGAACCGCATCAACAACCCCGTGGCAGACTTGCTCTTTGAGCGACACCTAAGGGCGGCGCTCGCGTGCAAGGGCAAGCCGTGGGATACGATCCCGATGGCGGAAGTCAATCGCATCTATGACGATAGCGAAGCCGCAGCCGCTATACGCTCATTCTGCAAAGGCCGCTACGCTGCATTTGACTATGAGACGAATATGTTAAAGGCAGACAGCGAGCAAGCGCGCATAGTCTGCGCGTCTATATCAGATGGTAAGCGCACGATAGCATTCCCATTCGATGGCAAAGTCATCCCAGCAATGAGTGAGTTTGTCATCTCCGATTGCTTGAAGATAGCCGCTAATCTAAAGTTCGAGACCAGATGGAGTATCGCCAAGCTTGGAATCAGCCCAAGAAATTGGTGGCACGATACGATGTTAGCGGCGCATTGGCTAGACTGCCGACCAGACATAACCGGATTGAAATTCCAAGCGTATGCTCGCCTGGGGGTACTATCCTATGACGATCATATCCGCCCCTTTCTGAGAGAGAGTGAAGGCAACAAAGTCAATCGCATTAAGGATATAGCGATGAAAGACTTACTCCTCTACTGCGGAACCGATAGTCTTCTTGAGTACAGGTTGGCATTCAAGCAGAGGGAACAACTTGAAACCAGCGACGATGGAAGCGTATAAGCTGCTGCACGATGGGTCGATAGCGCTCGCCAGAGTGGAAGCCAATGGCATGCGCATCGACATGCGACACCTAGAGAACACAGCAAGGCGAGCGACGTTCCGTGCCAAGTTCCTCACTGAGCTATTAGAGAAGGACCCTATCTATGGTAAGTGGCGTGCGCGCTTTGGTCGCAGTGCGAGCCTCACCAAGCGCCAGCAATTCGCCTATGTGCTGTTTGATATCCTCAAGTATGAGTGCCGAGCGAGAACAGCACCGACGGCAGCGTATCCTTTGGGCCAACCCAAGACCGATAAGAAAAGCCTAGCCCACATAGACTCGGAGTTCGTGCAAGACTACTTTCGCCTGATGAAATACCTTAGGATTAAGAGCACCTTCTTAGAGGGGATAAAGAGAGAAGTGGTCAATGGCTTCTTGCATCCCATCCAGAATCTTAACATAGCGCGCACTTACAGGGGATCGAGCGATCACCCCAACGGACAAAACTTCCCCGTGCGCGATCCTGAAATGGGCAAGATGATCCGTCAGTGCATCATCCCGCGCAATAAGAACTACGTCGGCGTGGAGTTTGACTTCAAAGGTATAGAGGTCGCGGTCGCTGCTTGCTACTGCAAGGATCCCAATCTCATATCCTATGTGAGCGATCCGTCAAAGGATATGCACCGAGATATGGCGGCGCAATGCTATATGTTGCCGCCAGACAAGGTGAGCAAGTACCTAAGATACTGTGCCAAAAATCAATTCGTCTTTCCGCAATTCTATGGCGACTTCTATCCTCACTGCGCCAGAGCGCTTTGGGAATCTCTAGACCGCGAGCCAGAAGTCAAGGGTTATCTTGCGAGCAAAGGCATCCGCAAGCTTGGCAAATGTGATCCTCAAATAGACCCCGTGAAGGGAACCTTTGAATATCATATCAAAGAGGTAGAAGCAGACTTTTGGGGTCGCAGGTTTGAGAAGTACGCTCAGTGGAAGAAGCGACAGTGGGAGCAATACCAAGAAGAAGGTGGGTTTAACTTCTTCACGGGCTTTGCCGAGACGGGCATATTCTCGCGCAATGACGTTACCAATCATCGGATTCAAGGTAGCGCTTTTCATATCCTCTTGTGGACTCTGATACAGACCGACAAGTGGCTGCGGCAACGGAGAATGCGCAGCAAGATCATCAACCAGATCCATGACAGTATGATGATGGACGTGCATAGGAGCGAGTACCAAGAAGTGCTTGCCAAAGTGATCCGCATAGCTACTATCGAAGTGCGCGAGCATTGGCCTTGGATTATCGTGCCTCTAACCATTGAGGTCGAGAAGTACAAGACCAATTGGCATAACAAGAGACCCGTTAAACTGGAGGCTGTAGCATGAGAATTGCATCCGCACTTCTGCTTATCGTGGTGGTTGGCCAAGTTAAGGCTGGGCAAGACGCGCTAGATGAAGTGAATGCCGCGAGAGCGAGACGTGGCCTGCTTCCTTACGTCCGTGATGCCGGGTTGACAGCAGGAGCAATCTGCGTGGCAGACTTCCGGGCACAGCGCTTAATCTCCGGCCATACCGGGAATGACTTTAGAGGACTGCCTCCAGGCGTCAATGCCAGAGTGTCAGGTTGCGCCGCCTGGGAGCCGCACATGGGATGGGGAGCCTGCTGCACGTTTGAGCGCTGGCATTACGCTGGCGCTGCATGGTCAATGGGTCGGGATGGGCGAAGATACATGCAGCTATTCTGCCGGTGAAATATGTGGCTGTGCAACAAATGTAACAAGGTCAACAATCAGAAAGGACATCCGGGCATCTGCTCTGTCTGCAAATGCCCAGAACATCGGCACGTAGAAAGGAGTTACGTATCCGCACAACGGAGATTGACAGAGCGCGAAGAGAAACCGAAAATCAAACGTAAAGGATTTATGGATGAGCGAACTTTATCGGAAGTATCGGCCAAAAGAGTTCGGTGGCGTCCTCGGACAGGACACAGCGGTGAGGATTGTTACGTCGGCGTTGAAACAGAGGAGGGTCCCGCATTCGATTTTGTTCACTGGTCCTCCTGGTACGGGGAAGACCACTATGGCCCGTATTTTGACAGCTAAGCTGGAATGCTCTAGCCATGACTATTACGAGAAAAACTCGGCGGACTTTCGCGGCATCGACACGGTTAGAGATATGCGCAAGCTGCTCTATCTGTCTCGCCGCGGAGGCAAGAATCGTGTCTTTGTACTCGATGAAGTGCACAAGATGACCAACGACGCGCAGACGGCGCTGCTCAAGATGCTAGAAGATACGCCGCCACACGTCTATTTCATGCTTTGCACTACCGAACCAACCAAAGTCATAAGTGCCATACACTCGCGCTGCACGGAGATAAAGCTTAGTCCCGTAGCCGACAGCGTGCTCGGGAAGTTAGTGCGCACTATCGCTGCCAAAGTAGGCTGCAAGCACACCGACAAAGTATATGATCGCATAGTCGAAGTCGCCGAAGGTTCAGCGCGCAAGGCATTAGTGCTTCTGCAAGCCACCCTAGACTTTGAGGATGAAGAGGAATGCCTCAACTCGATACGCTCTACCCAAGCGAAGCAAGATGCCATTGAAATAGCCAGAGCGCTTATCCGTGGCGCATATTGGAAGGACCTGGCGAAGATCCTCAAAGAGGTTGATGAGGAGCCAGAGACGATTCGCCATCTAGTGCTTGCCTATGCCACCACTGTGCTGCTCAATGGAGGGGGAGCAGCGCCTAGGGCATTCTTCGTTGTCAACGCATTCCGAGACAACTTCTTTGACAGTAAGAAAGCTGGCTTAGTGGCAGCTTGTTGGGAGGTATGTGGTCGTAAATGAGCGCATGCCACAATAATAATAGTGAGGGATGCTATGTTGCGCTTCGATCAATGGCTTTTGATTGTGGTGGTGGTTCTGTTCATGTATTTCTTGGCTAGGATCCTGTTCTTTATAAGTAGGGCAAAGGAGACCGATCGTGAAGAAGAAAAAGAATCAGAACAGCCAGACGGGTTTGGAAGGTATTTTCAATCTGAAGAGGACAACTCTTGACGAAGAGTGGATCCGTCAACCGGCGCTCTTTCACAAGCACGCCATGAAGCTCGTGGATGCTCGGGAAGAGCTAGAGCGCGCCAAAGCCGACCTGCTGCTTATCGAAGCAGAGATGGATCAGAACATCCGTCTCAAGCCGGATAACTTCGGCATCGACAAGGTGACCGAAGGCGCGATCAAGAATGCCATTCTCGTTCAACCTGAGTACCGAGATGGAGCCGAGCGCATCATCAAGGCCAAGCGCCGCGTCGGTGAAGAGGAAGCCATGTGCGACGCGCTCGACCATCGCAAGAGAGCGTTAGAGAATCTCGTTATGTTGGAAGCCAGAGATTACTTCGCAGTCCCTAGAGTTAAGGAGGATGCCGCGCGTGAGCATGTCCACAAGATGGAGCAGGGATCCGCCCGCACTGCCTTATGAGAGGAGGCCACAATGAGAGAGTGGGTTGCTGCCTTTGGCATCACCATTGCGCTGTTACCCATTGTTGTCTACTTCTGTGTGAAATTGGGTACCTACGCATTTTTACGTGCAAGGTATTTGTTCGAGCAAAATCATCCCAAAAGGAGAGAGACCCATGACGGTACGTTCTCGGAAGAAACAGGAAGAGAGGAAAGTGTCGGCTGAGCGGCGCTTGAAGGAGCATCGCAGCGGCTTTAGTGCCACGTCGCTCAAGATTCCCGATGGCACCAACATCCTTTCGGTGAAGAAAGAGGGCAACATTAGCATGGATGTTATCCCCTACACAGTGGGCAAAGGCAACCCCTACGCCGACGAAGGCGAGTTATACTACGAGCGCACTTACTGGTGCCATCGCGGCGTTGGTCCGAACAAGGACAGCTACATCTGCATGGCAAAGACCTTCGGGAAAAAGTGCTTCATCTGCGATTACCGCAGCAAGCTGGCCGCCGACCCCGAGTCCGACGAAAAGCTGGTGCGTTCGCTCGCTCCCAGCGAGCGCCAGCTTTGGAACGTGCGCCTGACCAAAGAGCCTGAGAAGATTTACCTTTTCGATTACTCGTGGTGGCTCTTCGGCAAACATCTCGACAACAAGATCAATAACGCTGAGGACAAGGACAAGGATCGCTACAAGCTGTTCGCCGATCCCGAGGTCGGGCGCACGCTCAAGATCGGCATCACCAAAGACGAAGGCGGCGGCATGACCTCCTACACCATGTCCGATATCGAGTTGCGCAAGCGTGAGGAAGCGCTCCCCAAGGACATTCTCGAATCTGCGCTCTGCCTTGACGACCTGCTGCGCGAAGTCACTTACTCTGACCTCAAGCAAGCATTCTTGCAAGCCGAGGATGCCGACGAGCGCGACGGGGATGGCGAGGAAGAAGAGGACGAGGATGAAGAAACTTCAGAAGAGGAGGACGAGGATGAAGATGAGGAGAAGGACGAAGATGATGACGTGGAAGAGGAGGATGAAGAGACTGGAGAGGGAGGCAACGAAGAAGGCGAGGAAGAAGAAGAGGACGACGACAACCGAGACGAGCCCGAAGAATCCAAAGCCTCCGACTTCGATATCGAAGAAGGCTCACTTGTAAAGCATCCTAAATTCGGTACGTGCGAAGTCTTTAAGGTCAGCCGCGATGGGACCTCCCTCACCCTAGAGGACAAGAAAGGCAAGATGCACACAGCGGTCGCTCCGGATGAGGTGAAGCTCGTCAAGGCCGATGAGCCGAAGAAGCCCACCTCCAAGAAGCCGTCAACTTCCACCAAAGACACTCCATTCGATGAGGAGGACGAAGATGAGAGCGGCGAAGAGGATGTGGAAGACAGCGATGGCGAAGAAGAAGAGGTGGAAGAAGAGGAAGGCGATGACGATGGAGAAGGCGAGGAAGATGAGGGAGACGAGGAAGAAGTGAAGCCCAAGCCGAAGCCCAAGTCCAACAAGAACGTCCGCAGGGGCAAGAAGTAGCCACCTTCCCTAGCAGAGGTCAGGGATGACCTCTGCCCTTCTTTCTGGAGTGACCCATGACAAGCGACTTGGCTAAGGCTCTGAAGAATGACAAAGCATCGCCGAATAGCCTGCTCTCTTCTGGCTCCTCTCTTCTCAATCTATGCTGCTCGGGTAGAGTCAACGGCGCTATCCCCAAGGGCGCTTACGTGCTGTTTGCAGGTCGTACAGACAGCGGGAAAACGTGGCTAGCTCTGCAAGTGCTCGCTGAGGCCTGTGCGAGCAAGCAATTCGCCGATTATGAGATACACTTCGATAATGCCGAGAATGGCGCGCTGATGGACATCGCTCACTACTTCGGCAAGAAGCTAGACGAGCGCATGAAGATTGACCACAAGTCGGTTTACCTTGAGGAGTTTTACGACCACCTTGACGATATCATCAAGCGTAAGGTGCCGTTTGTATATGTCTTGGACTCTATGGATGCGCTGGTCTCCAAAGCAGCCCAAAAGCAATATGACAAGGAGAAAGCTGCACGCAAGAGCGGAGACAAAGTGAGTGGAGATTATGGTACAGCGAAGGCTAAGATCAACTCAACTTCGCTGCCGCGTATCAATGCGGCATTGCAACGCTCTGGCTCAATCCTTATAATCATCTCTCAGGCGCGAGACAACATAGGTATTGGAGCACAATTCAATCCTGATACGCGGGCTGGAGGACGCGCATTGTCTTTCTACGCTCAGATGGAGCTATGGTTCAAGCCTATCGGCGAGCTAAAGCGAACCGTGCGCAAGAAGGCTCGCCAAGTGGGCAACATCTCCCGCATAAAGGTCAAGAGGACGCGCGTCACCGGCCGTCGCCGGCAAATTGATCTTCCCATTTACCACTCTTTTGGTGTCGATGACGTGGGTAGTTGTATTGACTTTTTGACAGAGGAGTGTCACTGGACTGAGCGTGATGGGAAGGTCGATGCTAAGGACTTCAACTTTACCGGACCGAAGGAGAAGCTGATCCAGAAGATAGAGGCAGAAGGATTAGAAAAGGAGCTTCGCACGCTGGTAGCTAGTCTCTGGAACGAGATTGAACAAGCTTGCCAGATCAAACGTAAAAGGAGGTACACGTAATGTTAGTATTGACTCGGCACGAAAAGGAAAGTATCAAGATCGGCGATAACGTGATCGTGAATGTTGTCAAGATCACTAGAGGCAAGGTGACGCTAGGCATAGAAGCGCCAAAGAACATCACCGTACTCCGCAGTGAGATTGCCCACAAGTATGAGACACCAAATTTTCCAAGCCTGGAGCAATGATGCACAAGACTTGGTTGATTATAGATGGCGACAATTGCGCTTGGCGCAACTTCTACGCGATGGGAGGATTGTCCTATGGCGGCGAGCCGACTGGAGCGATATTTGGCTTCTTCCGGGATATACTTGACCTCCAAGATACATTCTGCACACCTAACATTGCTTTCTGTTTTGATTCGGGTCCGAGCCTGCGCACGCAGCTTCTACCTGACTATAAATCATCTCGCCGAACAAGGGAGAGAATACTCCCGAGAGAGCAGAAGCGCGCTCTTAAAGGCCTGCGCTCGCAGCTTGACAAGCTGTGCTGGGAGCACTTGCCAGCCATTGGTTTCAAGAACGTCTTTTGCGAGAAAGGGTACGAAGCGGACGATTTGATCGCTTCGCTCGTCCGAGACATAGAGGATTATATCATCATTGTTAGTACCGACCATGACCTCTACCAGCTTCTCGATGATAGGGTGATTGTCTATGACCAGCGCAAGAAAAAAGCCATTTCCCGAAAATCCTTTATCGAGCATTACGGAGTGGATCCCTATACATGGGATCTGGTCAAGGCAATCACAGGCGATACGACAGATGATATTCCGGGTATCCGGGGCATCGGCGTCAAGACGGCGTGCAAGTATGTCGCAGGTAAATTGCCCGAAAAGGATAAAAGGTTCGCTATAATCGAAAAGGATTTGAATGCGATCAAGCAGCGGACCATCCTCACTCGGATACCTTTCAGAGGAACTCCTTCCTTTCGTTTAGAGAAGGATAATGTATCATGTGAGAAGTGGCGTAAGGTACTCGGGAAACTAGGAATGGACAGTTTACTTCGGAGAGTACCTCCATCATAAAGGAGATTGCTCATGCCGCTGTCAACTGGAAAGAACCTCACTCTCATTCCTGCTGCCGGTTCTGACTGGCTGCATTTGTTCGAGGATCCGGATACTTGGCCGAATTGTCGCTCACAACTCGGCATGATTCAAATCTCTTATCAATCCCTCTGGAACCAGAAGTCGATGCCTTGGTTCGGTCCGAACGTCTGGCCGAACATCGAAGCAGAAGGTGTGGTCGAGAAGTGTCAATCTTGGAATATCGACCTATCATTCTTCACGGGGATCTGGAAACCGCAATACTTGCAAGATCCCAAGATTGCCATTCGAGACGCCAAGCAATGCTGCGATAACCTCTTCAGCGCCGGAGCGTTCTCAGTCATCGCCGATATTGACGAAGGCTTTTACGGCGCTAAGCAATTAGGTGTCATGGATCTCGCAACGCAAGCGGGCAGGATTGCCGACTTCTACAAGTCGCTCAAGACCTTCTATGGAGACACCTTTGGTCTGGCGATTACTGAACCGTATCCCCCGCCCGGCCTCTCTCTAGAGGAGATCATCGCCGCCCTCACACAACTCCAAGAGCTAGAAGTGTCCATAGAGTGGTTTGATATTGATATCAATCACCGATGGATTTACCATTTCAATAACCCGCCGGCTCTGATAAGGCAACGACAATTCCACGAAGATATGCCGAAGCTAGCGGCGTGGTGCAAGGCAGCGAATATCCCGTTTGGCGTGATCTTCTGGCCGGGATGGGACAACCAGACAACCAATCAGATGTATTGCGAGAACACGCTTGGATTTGTCGATGATTGGCTCGCCCTGGGGATGGAGACGCCCTCCCGCCTAGTGAGCGAATGCTGGGTATTCAGCGACGAAGCACATACGCAGAAGCTAGTGCCGTCCAATCCGCCCGAAGATGAAACCTTTACCCATACGTGGTTGATCCGTGAAATCGCTTCCCGCTTCGGCTGGGGAGCAGTATAAGGAGATTGCCGTGACAGTGAAAGACCTCAAGCAAGTACCACCGAAACCAGAAACAACCGCCAGCGCTTGGCATCCAGGTGATACATCATGTGGTATCTGCATTTACTTCGATACTGGCGGAACTTGTCGATACGATCCTCCCGATGTAACGGGGAACTGGCCTCCCGTTGGGACAGATGATTGGTGTGGTAAGTGCATCAGGAAATCAGGAGAATGAAACCCTTTCTGAGGTTCCTTGATACGCTTCTCTGGGCATTGTTCAGCAGCGTGGTTTTGCTGCTGGGTGTTTCGGTACTCTGGATCATTCTTTCCTCCCTGGGGATCGTCCGATGAGAACGCTATTGGGGTTCGAGCGATTGGAAGACCGGCTGACTCCCTCAACAGTTGTCGTGGACCAATTGCTCGGCCCCAATTTCACGATCCAGGCCGGCATCGACCAAGCGCATCCGGGCGATATCGTCCGTGTCGATGCCGGCCTCTATGGCGGCGCTGTCGTCAATAAAGCCCTTACTCTGGAAGGATTACCAGGAGCCGTCATCCAGAGTCCTTTGTTGATGGGCGGCGTCGCCATAGGTTTGTTGGTGTCTGGGCAGGGCACCACTGTCAGCAGCCTGGCTATTCAGGGAATCCACGGCGCACTCGGTTCCATCGGCGTGTGCTGCTACCCGGGTAGCCAGGCTGTTCTTGCTGGTCTTACTATCAGCGATGTTAGCGGAGGCTACGCTTATGGCGTGTGGGTACACGAAAGCACTGCTACGCTCGCGGGCTGCAAGATAGAAGGTGTGATTGGTGCCGCTGTCAAAATCGGTGGAGTTGCTGTCACCTACGCCACTATCGACGGTTGCGACCTGTCAGGAACAATGGCTGTGCAAGTCAGTGGCTATTCCCAAGTCTCTGGCAAGGGAAACATACTCAGGGGCAATTTTGGTGTCTTTGTCGATGAATACTTTATAGGTGCTTTGAGTGTCTGGGAATCGGACTTTGCGCGAGCCACAGCGCCAGCCGTCAATCAAGCAGACAGAGGCATTATCCTAGAGTACGACTGGTGGGGAGGACCTCCTCCTGTGCTCGCGCAGATCGACAATATGAACCCTCTTGCGGAGGCTCCATGAAGCGCAGCAGCATCTCCGCCACACAGCGCACGCTTAAGGAAATGAGACGTTTGGGATACCGCACGGC